TTAGAGTTAAAAAGCACTTGATGTACGATTTCACCAATCAAACAGGTTGTTTTACCTGACTGTCTAGGTATCTTACAAATAGTAAATCTATTTTCATGAACTGATCTGACAATTTCCTTCTGAAAATCGTACAGAGAAATCGTAACTAATCCCTGATCAAGTGTGACAATCTTCATGTGGTTTTCCATGAAGTAGACTGGATCAACTGAGCATTTGATGTACTCCTCCAACTGCTCTTTGCTGAATTCTATTTTGATATTTCCCGCTTTTAAAAGAGGGTTACCCAAATATGTGTCATCAATTTTTCGAACCATTATTTTTACTCACTATCAATTGGCTTAACATCAATTATCTGTTTTTGTTGAGCCTTTATCATTTTCTGCAACTCTGCTGTGCTGCCAACAAAAATACTGTTATTGGTAACACTTGTAGACTTAGATCGACCATCCTCTTTCTTTATGTCTTTCATGCGACGATGCAAGTCGATGAGTCGTGTATTTGCCTCTAGAGTCTGTCCAATTAATTGTGCAACAACTTCATATGCTCTAGGTTGCTGACTGTCCTCAGCCAATTCAAGAATCCCCTGTATAGCACTATTGGATTGCTCAATCACAACCTTCAGATTTCTTCTGACTTCATTGTAATCGTCATCGGCTTCATTTGGTTTGTAAGTTTTACCTGATATTTCTATCTGCCTTGAATCAGATCCATTGACTTCTTCTCTATATTCAGGTGCAATATTCAATTCCTCTGAAATTTTATCGTTCGAATTCAACATAATTACTCTTTCTCATTGTGGATTTAATTGTGGTTGTGCGCCGCCACAAAAGTCTTTTGGAACTACACTATAAACATTATTTTCAGGATTAAGGCACAGACAGTCGCCATTTGGAAGCGTATTGCAATTAGTCAGAGTCGGTTGAACCCACAAGAAACAACCATTTTGATTTGCAGGATAATACCTCCAAGGTTTCCAGAATTCCTCTGGCTGTGGAATGCCATCTAATCCCCATCCATTTGGTGTTAGTGGTGACACTCCATCGGGTCTAAATCCATGAGGAGAAAAAGTCATTAATCCACTAGGACATTGTATCATAAATCCACAAGGCGAGGGTCCACGCCCAGCCGCAAACTCAGGACTGGTGCAAAACCGAGAAATTATGGTTGTCATTCTAGCAAACCACACATAGTTCAAGACTGGCAATTCAAGAGGGTAAGGACACGGATTACCTTCTCTTATTCTTCTATTAGATTCTCGTAGTCTCCCATTCCAAAAATCCCACCAATGAGGTGTAAGTGGAACTAATTCTGGATCGCCAACATCGGGCTGACGATATGGCCGATCAGGATCATTTGGATAACTCTCAAAACAATCTATAAGTGGTCCTCGTGAGGCTCTACACAAATTGTATTTTCGCTCAAGATCCTCTAGAGGAATAGTTGGATCAGCCGGTACATATGGAACATATCCCTCATCGACAATCCAAGCGGGAACTAACTTTGATCTTCTATTTAAAAGTGCAGGATTTGCCCTATCGACATATTGTTCTTTTAAGTCGTTCAATCTTACAAGCCAATTAGTCCACCATTGCGATAATAGAATACAAGGTGCGCCAGGCGTACCATAAACACCAAATGGTCTTCCTCTACATGGATATGTAGTAGGGTCATCTTGCATCTCAGCATTACAACATGCTGCTACAAGTTCTGCGGGTGGAACAGGCCAGAAATCATGACTAGGATGATGTGGTCCCTCTGGTAATTCTGATGGGAATGAGCATGGAAATTTAGGTATGGTTCCAAGTGGAGTTGCCCATTCCTCATCAGGAAAATTAGGAAGATCAGTCGGAAATATATCATCTAACCGAGCAGGATCAACAAATTCTGGTCCATACCAACTTCCAGTTTCTCCTGGTGGTCCAGGTGGAAGAGTTTGTGGATCTATCAGCATTCTATTCGTGTTGACCGTGTTGACTGTTGAGGCGAAATACTTGTTCCAATATTGTTCGCACTCAAAACACTCTACAGTTTGATTATTACAATCTAAAGACGAAGAAACAGGTATTAAATTCAAGTCTGCTGGTGGTAGATCGATTAGTTTCCCATTTGGTGGATATAATTCATCATATCCACTTGGTTTTAAACCAAAAACTTGACAGGCAAAAATAAACCAATTTCTCCATTCTTTGGAACTAGGATTTCCAACAACAGATGCAGATATCCTGTATCCTCTTCGAACATTCCAAACATCATAAGAATTTGCCATCGTTTGTGAAATTTTATCCCAAACACCTATAGTAGGGGATTCAAATTGTCTTTCGTCCATGCGGAAAGAGGATATTCCAAATAGTGACGGCGCAAGATATATGGTTTCCCCATAATCTCCTCCGACTATAGAAATTTCTGCTCCATTAGTTGCTCCTAGTCCAGCATTCGGATTATACTCTTGTGCATCAACTCCAACCATCGGTATTGCATTAATGGTAGAATATGTTGGTGGCGGGTCTAACATTGAATCTATAAATTTAGAATCAATTAATCTAATATCAGTTTCAGTGATTATTTTCTGTTTTGCCACAGGACCATAAAGATACATCTTAGCCACAAATTGTATGTTTGATACCGTGATCTTCCTTGTACCATAATCTCCGTAACTACCATCATCTCCATCGCTGAGAGTAGATGAAGAAAAAACTAAAGGAATATCCACATCCATGTCTGTCGGATCTATTGCTTTGATTGTGAATGTGAATTCAGGACCAAACATCGGAAGTATTTGTTCCATTATCTGTAAATTATCATCCATAGTTTTTGACATTATACTCAAGGTAAATGATATGTTGTATGGAACTCGTTCATAACGAGCGTATGGTTGATTGTCTGAACCAATCCCTATTGTCTTTTGGATTGTGTTTAACTTCCTTGATGAATCGTATTGTAAATTTGATATTTCAAATGATAATCTCGGAAGATAAGTTTCCAATTTGACTGGCTGATCAAAATTAGTCCCAAGTTTATCTAATCTCGCAAGAAATTTTTGTTTTGGTCCATAAGCAATTGGAACTCTAAATCGTTCAATTTCTTTGCCATCTTCATCTTTTCTAGAAATATAAATGTCATTGAACAGAGATGCGAAAGCAACTACAACTTTTCTAATCGTGCTGTGGTAATAATAGTCAGTCATTAAAATAATTCTCCGAACGGATTGTTCTCATCAAAGTTCAAAACATCCAACGATTCGTTTTCAATCTCATTATTTTTAGCCTCATTCCCTATACCCATCTTATCATTAATACCAAAGACCTCTGCGTATAGTGAATTGTTTTTATTCACAAGATACTTCAATGACGAACTTGTGCTATACAACCACTTGCCAGAAACATCGGTAAGAGAAAGTATCGGCGCAGCCCCTCCGCTGTCGTATAGGTAAACTTTCGCCCGTGCAGTTTCTCCCTCATATCCTCCCGTAGTTTGACCGTCTTGGTATTGATATACGATGTCGCCTTTTGCGAAAGATCCTGTTCCATAGACACCCCCCAAGGTAAGTTCAACCTTGTATCCAGTTTCATCGTTGATCGCATCTATTTCATTTACACCCGTATTGAATTCTTCCTCACTGTACTGGAATAGTTCACATGTCAATTGGTAAGAAAATAATTTTCCCAATTGATAAAACGGGTTTTCGTGTTCAACAAATTTGATCTCAAATAATCCACGATTAAGAGGTAAGAATAACAAATCACCTTCTAAAGGTCTTTGCATTCCTGTTTCTCTGATGAATCTTTTTCTTGATACTGTAAACTTGACACTATCACGGACTTCAAATCCAAATTTAGTGAATGTGTCTCCACCTTCAAACGCTTGTGTTGTATCCATGTACATTTCTATCATTTTGAAGGTATTGAATTTGGAATACCGAGACTCTCCAAATAAATCATCTCGCTTAACCAAACTTCTTGGAATATAATACATCTCCATACCATGAATTTTAATTGCTTCAATGGTAAGATCCTCAACCAGATTTTGTTCTGGAAGATAGTTTTGATTGTTGAGTCTGATGTATGGATTAAGTGCCATTTTATCCCATCATAAAATCTGCTGGTAGTTCGTACTTCGAAATGATTTCTTTTTCAAGATTTTCAATTTCTGTTGTTGCTTCTTGGGCTATCTCAGTTCCTCTCAAAGTAATATCACCGGGTAATTTGACTCCGCTATATTTACTGAGATTAACGCCCCATTGCTTTTTCATTAGTGCTGTTGCATACCTCTTCAACAGTCTGTCTTCATAAATTTCAGGGTAAATTCTTGGGTCTAATATTCTGTAGCACTCTATAATCAAATAAGATCCTGGTGCAACTTGCTGAGACCAATTCATGTCTATGTAAAGACGATTTTGAACTCTATTAAATCTAACACTCTTGTCTGGAGACAAATATTGTCTGAGGAGTGTGAGGTACTGTTGGGTTAGATCGTATTGAACTAAATCAATCGTTCCAAATGTATAAAGATCATTTAGTGCATATTGATATCTAATATCGAACATGCCGACCGACTGCTGAGTGAATGGGAATATTCTAGTTACACTCGTTATGAGGTTTTCGACCAAGACATCTTCATCAGTTCTACCTTCTTCAGTAGCGTCAAATATGGCATCTGCGTTTTCTAATCCGCCACCGATTTCTTTTCTATTTGTTGCCTTGAGTTCAATATATCCCCGAGTGATATCAGTAGCAGTAACCTGATATTTCAGGTATACTTTTTCAACACCATCGAAATGGTATTCGGAGAAGAAGCGGAGAGCGTCATCAAGACGATCTTCAATTTGTTCATCCGCTATGTTTATTTCGACTACGGGTGCGCCGAGTGCCCTTAGGCAGTAATCCTTCAGTTTCTCCCGTGAGTTTATCGCTGGCATTCGATGTCTCCTTCAGAGGGTATTTATCCTTTACACTAATCCTCTTCATCTGAAGTTCATCTATTCCAGAATCATTTAGGCTCTTTTTTTCAACTATGTGTTCCCATAGAGCGACTACGAGTTCATCAATGTTCGGAAATGCGTTTTTCCTACATCCAGAAGGATCAGTAATTGCATTTACTTCTTCGTTAACCTCGCTGTCTTCTTTTCGGAGCATTCCTAGGAGAGAAATAAAATCTTTCTTCCTTTGAATGTATCTCTCACCGTCTTTCCATTTTCCACTAATAGTGCTTGTTATTCCATTTGTGCGAACTACCAAAACTTCACCATTATAATTCAAAGCCTCCATACCCGACTGAGGGTTATAGTTTGGCTCAAGAATTTTAAAAACTTCAAATGGAATCTCCAACCCATCTATGAATATTTTATTGCCGATTTGTTTGAAAGATGCCATGCGTTAAACCTTAGGTGGAGAATATGTTGACTTATCTGAGAATATATTAGTTGTACTCTTTGGTCCGGATCTAGCACTCGTAGTGTTCACACTACTTGAGTCAAAATTAATGAAAGACCTTTGAGAAATTATGGTTGCGGCGGCAACATCCCTTGATGTTGCTTTAACAGAAATATCCGATGCGACCGCAGAGATTGTTGGGATCTGAGATTTCCCTCCGTAAAGACTCGGATCGTGATATGTGAAATCACATCCAGAGGCAAATATCGCATAATCTTTCGGTGAAACTCCAGGCTCATTCGGACGCAATGTTCCTGATCCCGAAACTTGTGCTGTGCCTCCTGAGTGTCCCGATGCCCCTAACCAAGAAACTGGTGCATCAGCAACTATGTTTCCAACTCTAATACTTGAGTTGAAGGCAACAAGAGCAGGCGAAGAACGAATAATGGCAGCACTATCTTTAGACGGATCATCTAAGAATACTCTTGAACTATTCGCAACTATTGCTACACCATTTCTAGCAAAAACAGTACTATCCTTTATTTCTGCTTTTGCTCCCGATGCAAGTGAAACACCAAATTCGTTTCTATTTACGATTGCTCCCTTCACAGATAAAGATCCACCATCAGATGCAATAGCAGAATAATTACCTACAAAAGATGCTTTGTTTATAACTGCTCTTCCGGTATCAGTTATATGAACCGCTGTGGGGAATCATTACCTGCGGACTGAATTCCAACTGAATTAGATGTTATTTTACTATTCCCTTCAACATTTGTGTCAGGGTCCGCAATATTTACAATCATGATTGGTTGGAGATTGAAAGTATCTGATCCACCACCGATATAAACATTTGTGTTTCTATCTGCAACCAAGAATCCATTATCATTATTCACATGGAAAATGGTTTTCATGATTGTCATTGCTGACAATCCAGATGCTTGTCCTGCACCTGTACCAAATGTTGCCCCATAAGGAACTCCAAGTGGAGGAAGTGAAGCACCAGTTGTTGCAATCACAGTGACAGGATTGTGTGGAACTTCAAGGGTGAAACTTGAATTCTTCGATCCCCCTGTAGCCCATCCATTGAGAACGCAAGGATAAGAACCAAGTAAAGAAGTCAAGAATCCGAATGTTGCTCCCGATGCTCCGGTGTATCCACCAACCGAAGTTCCCGCAGTGTAACCTAAAGGAACAACATTTGTGAATCTCAAGTGTCTACCTTCAATGAGTGCATAATTTCCCGTTGCAACTAATGGGTTTGCGTGTCCGGTTGTACTAGCAAGACACTTCAAGTAGAAACGATTGTTTTCCGTAGCACCTGTGGCAGAATAAGCATAATCAATTCCAACTTGACTTATCGGGATTTCAACAACGGATCCAGGCCCACCGCCAATTGCTATTTTTCTCGTCCCGAATACTGAGAAGGGTTTGTCCATCTCATAGACACCGGGCAAGAAGACGAAATTCATTTGCTTTGAGTTTTCGTCTTTTCTTTCCTCAACCAGTATTAAATTGGTTGTGCTACTTATATCTCTTTCCTGATACCGAGTTGGCATAGCGAAAACAGATCTATATGAACTTTCAAGTTGTGTTAGGTCAGCAGGTTCTTGCGGATTGATTTCATTGAAATGCTGAACCCCATTGAAGAATTGAGAGAAGGGTGTGTTGTTGTTCGTTAGTCTATCTGTAAAATAATTCCAATTAGTAGGATGATTAACGGATCCCGAGAGACGAGATAGTGTAGTAGATGTTACAGGAGGAATTCTGCTGCCATCATAAATCGTGTTTTCTCCAACGAAAACTGATGTCTCAAGGAAAGCCCCTTCTGTTGCTTCGCAGGGACATGCCTCACCTGGAGGACCAGGAGGACCATTGCTGCCATTTTCACCAGGAGGACCAGGAGGTCCACCGCCGCCACCCGGTCCTGGAGGGCCGGGCGGTCCTGTTGGGCCAGTATTACCTGTATTTCCCATTGGACCGGTTGGACCAGGAAGACATTCATCTATCAAAATCCCGCCAGGATTTTTCCAACGAATAATCCAATTACAAGAAACATAAGGTGGCAAGATGCTAAACGCATCATCACTACCTGTTACTTCTGAAGATGCTAAAGTTGATTGGAATGTAGCGGCTTGTGTGGGTTGTC